ACCTGTACCCGATGAACTAAATTTGCTAGAAAAAGCAAGAACATATGTAAATCAATATTCATATCGACAAGTAGCAAATTGGATATCAACTCAGACAGGACGCTACATATCACATGTAGGTTTAAGAAAACGATTAGAGAATGAGCGACAACGTAAGAACCAAGCTAAAGGCATACGCCAGTGGGCAGACTATGCGGAAAAGGCAATCGCCAAAGCGAAAACCCTTGAAGAAGAAAGAACAGGCGCAAGAGCCATCAGTTAAAATAGAAGATGTTTCATATGAAACAAAAGCTATTGAGGAACACGCGAATGTTTTGTTTAAGCCCAATGAAGGACCTCAGACAGACTTTTTAGCTGCAAGCGAAAGAGAAGTTTTATACGGAGGTTCAGCAGGTGGAGGAAAGTCATACGCAATGTTGGCAGACCCACTGCGATACATGGGACACCCATCATTTAGTGGCTTACTACTACGACATACCACAGAAGAGTTACGAGAACTTATATTTAAAAGTCAAGAACTCTACCCAAAAATATGGAAGGGTATTAAGTGGTCGGAAAGAAAGATGCAATGGGTAGCACCGTCAGGTGCAAGATTGTGGATGTCTTATCTAGATAGAGATGAAGATGTTCTACGATATCAAGGATTAGCATTTAGTTGGATAGGATTTGATGAACTTACTCAATGGGCAACACCATACGCTTGGAACTATATGCGAAGTCGTTTACGTTCTACTGCTCCAGACTTACCCATCTTTATGAGAGCAACAACGAACCCCGGTGGTAGAGGTCACGCTTGGGTTAAGAAAATGTTTATTGACCCTGCAGCATACGGAAAGGCATTTGATGCGACAAATATCGAAACAGGAGAGGTACTACGCTACCCATCTGGACACTCTAAAGCAGGAAAGGCTCTCTTCAAAAGGAAGTTTATACCGGCAAGATTATCCGACAACCCATTCTTATCAAAGTCTGGGGATTATGAAGCAATGCTCCTCTCGCTCCCAGAACAACAAAGAAGACAGTTACTGGAAGGGGATTGGGATATTAAAGAAGGGGCAGCTTTTACTGAGTTCAATCGTGACCTTCATGTTGTCGAGCCTTTTAATATTCCATCTAATTGGGTAAAGTTTAGAGCGTGTGACTATGGATATGGAAGTTACACAGGAGTTATATGGTTTGCTGTATCACCGAGTGAACAGCTTGTAGTATATAGGGAGTTATATGTATCGAAAGTATTAGCCACAGATTTAGCCGACATGATATTAGAAATGGAAGCAGGTGATGGCAATATTCGATACGGTGTTTTGGACAGTTCTTTGTGGCATAAGCGTGGAGATACTGGTCCTAGTTTAGCTGAACAAATGATTAGTAAAGGATGCAGGTGGAGACCGTCTGACAGAAGCAAGGGTAGCCGGGTTGCAGGTAAAAATGAGATACACAGAAGATTGCAAGTTGATGAGTTTACTGAAGAGCCACGTTTGGTTTTTTTCAATACTTGTACAAATGTCATCTCTCAACTGCCCTCAATCCCACTGGACAAAAAGAATCCAGAGGATGTAGACACAAAGTCAGAAGACCACTTGTATGATGCGTTAAGATATGGTATAATGTCAAGACCACGATTTAGTATATTTGACTACGACCCAACAATGAGTAAGGGAAACAATATGCCAATAGCTGATTCTACTTTCGGATATTAAGGAGACTAAATGGCTGAAGAAGACATAATGATGGAAGAAGATTCCATTGCATTAAGCGACACAGAGGACTCTGTATCTGAAGATGCTAACATAAATAATATAATACCATTTGTAATGGAGCGTTACAAGCGTTCAGAAGACTACCGATATCAAGACGAACAGCGATGGTTAAAAGCCTATAGAAACTACAGAGGACTATATGGTCCTGATGTGCAGTTTACTGAAGCAGAGAAGTCTCGTGTATTTATAAAAGTAACAAAGACTAAAACTCTTGCAGCGTATGGACAAATAGTTGATGTTTTATTTGCCAACCAAAGATTCCCCCTTTCCGTAGAACCAACAGAATTACCCGATGGTGTAGTAGGTGATGTAAACTTTGACCCACTAGAGCCAGAGCAAGCACGAGAGTTACAAAGTCCTTACGGCTTTGCAGGTGATGGAAATGACTTGCCACCGGGAGCAACTGAAATATCTTTAATGGATAAGCTAGGTCCTTTGAGTAGTAAGCTAGAACCGATAGAAGATAAACTAAAAGAGGGTGCAGGAAAAACACCATCTGCTATTACATTCAGTCCTGCAATGATTGCTGCAAAAAATATGCAGAAAAAAATACATGACCAGTTAGAAGAGTCAGGAGCAAACAAACATTTACGAAGTGCATCATTTGAAATGTCATTGTTTGGTACAGGCATAATGAAAGGACCTTTTGCTGTAGATAAAGAGTACCCAAATTGGAATGACGAGGGTACATACGACCCTAAGTTTAAAACAGTGCCACAAGTAAACTATGTATCTGTATGGAACTTTTATCCAGACCCAGATGCAAACAATATGGAGGAAGCACAGTATGTACTAGAGAGACACAAGATGTCTCGTTCTCAGCTTAGAGCTTTGAAGAAGCGTCCATACTTTAGAGATACTGTTATTGATGAAGCCATACAAATGGGTGAAAACTATAATAAGTATTATTGGGAAGATGACCTATCAGACTATGCACCCGAACATGGTGTAGATAGATTTGAAGTGTTAGAGTATTGGGGTACAGTAGATACAAGTTTAATTGAAGAGCAGGGTGTTGAAATACCAGAAGAACTACAAGACTTTGATGAATTACAAGCAAACATATGGATATGCAACGGTAAACTTATACGAATGGTACTTAATCCATTTAAACCTGCGAAGATACCTTATGTTGCTGCGCCATACGAACTAAACCCATATAGTTTCTTTGGTGTAGGTATAGCAGAGAATATGGACGATACACAAACATTAATGAATGGTTTTATGCGTATGGCAGTAGATAATGCTGTATTATCGGGTAATTTAATTGTAGAGGTAGATGAAACGAACTTAGTTCCCGGCCAAGACCTTTCACTATATCCCGGAAAAATATTTAGAAGACAAGGCGGCGCACCCGGTCAGGCTATCTTTGGCACAAAGTTTCCAAACGTATCATCAGAGAATATGATGCTGTTTGATAAAGCTAGAGTGTTAGCAGATGAAAGCACAGGCTTTCCATCATTTGCACATGGACAAACAGGTGTGCAGGGTGTAGGTAGAACTGCAAGTGGCATATCAATGTTGATGAATGCTGCAAGTGGTAGTATAAAAACAGTTATAAAAAATGTAGATGATTATTTACTTAGACCTTTAGGTGAAGGTTTTTTCAGATTCAATATGCAGTTTGATTTTGACCCAAAGATAAAAGGTGACTTAGAGGTAAGAGCTAGAGGTACAGAAAGTCTCATGGCTAACGAAGTGCGTAGTCAAAGGCTTATGCAGTTCTTATCTGTAGCGAGTAATCCTGCTCTTGCACCTTTTGCTAAGTTTCAATACATTATAAGAGAAATTGCAAAGTCAATGGATTTAGACCCCGACAAAGTAACCAACAACATGGATGAAGCCGCCTTGCAAGCAGAGATAATGAAAGGGTTTCAAGCGCAACAGCCTGAACAGGAAGCTCCTGTGGCAGGTGTAGACGCTATGGACACTTCAGGTACAGGTGGTGGTAATATAGGTGTAGGACAAGCTCCTGTGCCAAATGAACAAGGATTTACAGGTAATGTCGGACAACAGCCAAATACTCAGCAAGCTGAAGCCACTGGTCAACAACAACCACCAGTGGGAAGCATTCAATAGTTATATAGATTATTTAATTACTCAACAACAAAAATCGTTAGAGCAATCAGATAACACTATACTCATACATCGGTCACAAGGCGCGGTGTCAGCTTTACGAAAGCTAAAATATTTAAGGGATGAAATCAATGGCACTAGCTGAACAAACAGAATTTGCTTTTATGAAAGCTGCAAAGGGTACAGATGTTCCTAAAGCAGAAGTTATAGAGTTACATCAAGATGTTGCACGATATAAAAAAATGTTTCCTAAACTAACATCAGATGAAATACTGACTATACTAAGAGAGTTAATGCCTGAAAAAGCACAGATGAATGCAAAAGGTGGTGTTATAAAAGCCCAAAAGGGTACAGACGTTGTACGAACTAAAGACCAGATTATTGATATTAAAACTGAAGAAGACCAAATACAAGCCCTTATTGACCACTCTGATGGTGTATTAAGCAGAGAAGAAGCTTTATTCTTTCTACGCGATATTAAAAAACAATATGGATTACAAGATGGAGGGCTGTTAGACCAAGGGGGTAGCAAAGACCCAGTGTCAGGTAATGATGTTCCTATTGGTTCACTAAAAGAAGAAGTACGAGATGACATACCTGCAATGCTTAGTGAGGGTGAGTTTGTGTTTCCTGCTGACGTAACTCGTTACTATGGTCTTGATACATTGATGAAGATGCGTCAGAAAGCAAAACAAGGTCTTAAAGTTATGGAAGCTATGGGACAGATGGGTAACTCTGAAGATGCAACAATACCTGATGACATACCATTTGATATGGATGACCTAGAATTAGCAGAGGGTGGTGTGGTAACAGCACAACAAGGTATGTATGTTCCACCAAATCTTCAAGGTGTAGATACAACTGGTGTAGGACAAGCTCCTGTTCTAGCACCTACAAGTCCTCTACCAAACGTAGGTGGATACACACCACCGCCAATAGCAGACCCAACACCTAAATCATTTACAGACCTTATGGGTTCAGCAGGATATGATGAATTACGCACATACATAAATGACCAAGGGCAACAAATGCAAATACCTTTTAAAGGTGGAGAACCATTGACAGCCATACCAGAAGGTTACAGACCAAGAGAACAGAGTGATGATGCTATGGGTGTACCTGCCCCTACATTTACGACAGCTACGGATATGACAAATGTAGATTCAGGGTCAGACACAGTTAGACCTGCCATAACTGCTGAAGAAAAGGTTAATGAAGAAAAATTATTAAGAGATTCTGCTCAGAGAGACTTAGCACCTAGAGGTGCTAGAGCTTTTGAAAAGAAAGATTTTCAAGACTATTTAAAGGTAAGAAGTCCATCAGGAGCTAAAGGAGTGGATTATGCGTCAGGAAAAAATACCGATACTTTTGCCCTAGACCCAGTGCCTACAACTAAAGGAGATACAGCACTTCCTCTTGTAGGTAAAGCAGGAGACCTTTTTGATAAAGGTGTTGGCATGGTATTACCCGGTGCTTTAACAAGACAAAGTGATAGAGCCATACGTAGAGAAGCAGCTAGGAAGTTAGATAAAGGATTATACGAGAGTGCAGAAGAGTACAATGTGTTACGTAACATCATAGATTTAGAGCCACAGAAACCTAGATTTGGTTCTATATTTACAGATACAGACGATGATAAAGACCTCATAGAGTCTGCAAAAAAGGCTAAATATAGTCAAACAAAAGCAAATGTACATAAAGCTAAAAAACAGGAGTTTAAGAATAACTTAAAAGAAGAAAGAGCAAAAAATCCGTTTAGTAGAGATGGAACTCCTAACCAAGACCAAGCTATGAGGTTAAATGAAATGGATGTACAACGTAAGGGTGGATATGCAAATATGTCTGGCTCTGAAATAGAAGAGCAACAAAGAAAAAATGAAGACAGAATGAGGAGAGCAGCAGCTTCTGATGCTCAGATGGAAAGAGAAAATAAAAGACGTGCAGAAGCTAGAATGAATAATGATGATAACTCTAATAATGATACAGGAGGTAGTGATTTTTCAGAACCCACAGCAGGTGGTGATGCCACACATTGTTGCACAGCATCATACAAACAAAAGACTATGACAATATCAGAAGTAAAAGAGCTTAGACGTTGGCACAGACAACAATCACAGATATGGCAAGATGGCTACGATGTATGGGGCAAATATGTTGCTGACGGTTTAGTGGCTAAGTCAAAGTGGCAAGCATCTGTGGTAAAATCGGTGCATGATTTAATTATAAAAAAGAAGTTGACACTAAAAGGATTGTATGGTATAATGGTTATATCTTCAGGTGTCTATCCTATAGGATTATTTAAAAGGATAATAAAACATGGAAGAATTTTTCAATCAACTTAGAGAACGCTATTTAGCTTTACCTGAAGAGGAAAAGGATGTAATACGTTCTTTAATGGGTACAGAGCAAGGCAGAGTGTTAGGTAAGATATTAGGTCCTGAAATATCAAGCCAAATAAACTTACGTAGACCTGCCCAACCTGCACCACAAAGGCGCGGACTCGGTATGCGCTAATCTGTCAGTCACTAGCTACTCATCCCCCAACTGGCTACGATGACCCTAGAAGGAGAACTCAATGAACGAGACAGTAATGGCTGAAGAGCCAAAACAACAAAAAAAAGCAGCATTCGTTAGTAGGAAATACAATAACGATGAAAAGCGAAAACTCGATGAACAAGAACTTGAAGAGCTACTCAAAGCTCAACAAGGGGAGTCTGTCGAGGAAGAGTCTAAAGTGGAGGAGGAACAAGAACCTACTTCTGCTGAAGAGAAAACATTTAAGAAGAGATACTCTGACTTACGGAGACATCAGCAAAAACAAGCTGACGAACTAAAAGCTAAGATAACTGACCTTGAAAGACAGTTGACTGAAGCTGCACGTAAGGAAATGAAGCTACCTAAATCCGAAGAGGAGATAGAAGCGTGGACTAAAGAGTATCCTGATGTAGCAGGTATAGTTGAAACCATAGCCACTAAAAAGGCACAAGAGCAGTCAGTGGCTCTTGAAGCTCGTATAAAAGCTATTGATGAAATGCATGTATCTGCATCAAAAGAGAAAGCTGAAGTTGAACTGTTAAAGTTACATCCAGACTTTAGTGATATACGAGAGAGTGATTCATTCCACGAGTGGGCAAACGAACAGCCTAAGTGGGTACAGGATGCACTCTACGATAATGAAACAGATGCAAGGTCTGCAGCTAGAGCCATAGATTTATACAAAGCTGACATGAAAATGTCTGCACCTAAGTCTAAGGACAAAGATGCAGCAAAATCTGTGGCGGTTAAAAATGCTCGTAGCAAACCTCAAGAAGACGCAACAGCTTCTTACTTAAAAGAATCTGACGTACAAAAGATGTCTGCAAAAGAATACGAGAAAAAGTCAGATGAGATTATGGAAGCCATACGGTCTGGTAAATTTATTTACGATGTATCGGGGTCAGCTAGATGAGTATAATATATAAACCACAAAAAGAGATGGAGTTGTTTGCTCCATTTGGACCTACTATGGGATACTTTCGTATGCCGTATGAGTTGGTTGAAAAGTTAAATAGTAAAATGTCTGATAAGTTAAAATCTTATGCAGATAATCTGGTGGGTAAAGTATCTGAAGAGTTAGCCTTTGATGAAGAGATACTTGCTATAGCACAAAAGGGGTTAGGACAGTTTATAGGTCAGTATCAAGCCTATACAGACTTTCGTAACTCTATGGGTGCTAAAAAGCCTGATACAGATAAATTTGACTATGGATTACAAATAGTATCTGGTTGGTTTGTACGGCAATTTGAAAACGAATACAATCCATTACATATTCACACAGGCTGTCGAATGTCTTGTGTAGGATATTTAAAACTACCAGAAGGAATAGAAGAGGAGTGGGAAGAAGACTATAAAGACCACCACCCTGCAAACGGACATATACAGTTTGCACATGGGACATCTGCAGGATATACAGCAACTAACTTTGTTGTTAAGCCTAAAGTTGGTGACTTTTATGTATTTCCATCACACCTTTTCCATTGCGTTTATCCATTCTATACGAAGGGTGAACGTAGGTCTTTCAGTATGAATATGAACTTTATTGAAATGCCAAAGAAAAAAAGTGTTGACAAGTAGTTATTTTTAAGTATAACTATACACACTTGTGTGAATTATATCACACTATAAAACAGTCAGTCTTACGGATTACCTGACAAGCCTAGCCCATTAACATGTAAGTAGCGCAACTTAGATGCTAATGCACCTCTGCAAATCAGCCCCTGTATTAGTCTGGTGAGTTTACATCTGTTAAATGCTAAAGGAGGTAACGATGGCATTCACGTCTGCTGCCGGTCACGGCAACCTCCCTAATGGTAATTTTTCACCTATCATTTACTCCAAACAGGTGCAACTTGCGTTTCGTAAGTCATCTGTTGTGGAACAAGTTACAAACTCCGATTATTTCGGGGAGATTGCTAACATGGGCGATAGTGTGAAAATCATTAAGGAGCCGGAAATAACAGTCAAGGCTTATGCTAGAGGTACAACTATTACACCTCAGGACCTTGACGATGAGGACTTCAGCCTTACAATCGACAAAGCTAACTACTTTGCGTTCAAGGTTGATGATATTGAGGAAGCTCATTCTCACGTTAACTTTCAATCGTTAGCGAGTGATAGGGCTGCCTATCGACTATCTGACCAGTATGACCAAGACGTTCTTGGTTATCTATGTGGGTTTAAACAGTCTGCACTACACGGTGCTGCTGATACTGCTAATACTACAGTAAACGGTTCTAAAGCCGTTGCAACCGCAGGTTCTGACGAACTTCTATCTTCAATGAAGTTAGATGCTTCTGACTTTACCGATGGTTCAGGAACAGCAGGTTCAGCCAGTAACTCTATTGGGCTTCAGCCTAGAGGACCGGGTGCAACTGACTTAACACCTGCTGCAGGTACAACTTTCCCATTAACAGTCATTGCTAGAATGGCTAGACTACTTGACCAACAAAATGTTGATTCACAGGGTCGATGGTTAGTTGTAGACCCAGTGTTCATGGAAGTGTTGAAGGATGAGGATTCTCGTCTATTCAATCAGGACTTTGGACAATCTGGTGGAATTAGGAGTGGCGAAGTTATAGGTAATCTACATGGTTTCCGTGTATTTTCTTCTAACAACCTACCATCCATCGGAACAGGACCTGCTACTACTGGCGGTACTAACGCTTCCAACTTTGGAATAATTGTTGCAGGACACGACTCTGCTGTCGCTACTGCTGAACAAATCAACAAAACTGAAACTTACCGAGACCCAGACTCATTTGCTGATATCGTTAGAGGTATGCACCTTTACGGTAGAAAAATCTTGAGACCTGAAGCTCTCGTTAATGCTCGGTATAACTTAGTATAAGGGAGGACATTATGGCTACAATTACTGCTACTCTAGCAAATACGCATGGTTCTTCCGCACGAGGTAGGCAACCTTATTACGTGCAACAAATAGTTGACCTAACAGCAAACAGCATTGCTCCGGGAGATGTAGTTCAGTGTCTCACTGTACCTGCAAACACCAAAATCATTGCTGCAGGTTTACAGGTCACTTCAAGTGCAACTATGAACTCTGGCACTGACGCAACAGCCATTCTTGGTACTGCTGTTGATGACAATGAGTATGTTGCTGCATTTGATATTGACGGTGCTTCTGATGGTGCTTATGCTCCTAGTGCAACCGTTGCAGGTGATATCGTAATTACTTCAGACGATACTTTGGATGTAACTTTAGCAGGAAGTGGTGGTTCATTTACTGCAGGTGAACTCAGAGTATACGCTGTGCTAATGGACGTTAGTGACATCGGTGAGATGGAAGCTAATGAAGTTGACAGGGATACCCTTGCTTAAATAGTCTAGGTGGGGCAGGGCAACTTGCCCCACTTTATTTTAGGAATTTATAATGGCAACATTTTTAGCATTGACAAATAGTGTATTAGCAAGATTAAATGAAGTACAACTTACCGCTTCTAATTTTTCTGCAGCTAGAGGTATACAAATACAAGCTCAAAATGCGGTCAATGAGTCGATACGATATATTAATCAAAGAGAGTTTAATTATCCATTTAATCACTCAACTAAAACAGAAACACTTGCACCGGGTTCAGTTAGATATTCTATACCTACAGATGCAAAGACGGTAGACTATAACACATTTAGAATAGTAAAAGACCAAGATTTAGCTACTGCAGGTAATGCTCTAAGTATATTACAGTATAATGAGTATGTAGATAAGTTTATTGACCAAGAAGATGAGATAGTAACAACAACACTGGCAGAAGAATTAGACGCTAGTGAAACAGAAATAGACCTTACAAGTTCCACAGGGTTCGACTCTGCAGGAACTATTTTTATAGAAAACGAACAAATAACATACACAGGTATTAGTACAAATACATTAACAGGTTGTACACGAGGAGCAAACAGCACAACTGCTGCAACTCATAGTAATGGCACACAGGTAGCACAGTTTGACAGTGGGGGAATACCAACACATGTAGTGCGAACACTTGATAATAATTATTTATTATATCCATTTCCTGATAAAACATACGCATTAAAGTATGACTATTTTACATTCACTTCTGATTTATCAGCACAAAGTGATACTCCAAGCATACCTGACAGATTCTCTCCAGTAATAGTAGATGGTGCTACAGCTTTTGTATATCAGTATAGAGGAGAGACATCTCAGTATCAGTTAAACTTTGCACGATTTGAACAAGGCATAAAGAATATGCAAAGTTTATTAGTAAACAAGTATGAGTATGTTAGGTCAACAGTTCTGGTGCATCCAACTGTAACATCAAATTATTTTGCAACGGCAACAGTTAGATAATGCCCGATTTATCACAAACAACTCCTGCGTCTTTTCCACTGCAAGG